TGGATGGGGCTTCGTATGAGGAGGTTCAGACAGCGATTGTGCCGGCGTACACAGTTTCGTTGAATGGGATTGTGACGGCTCGAGGCTTGTTGGATGTGTTGCACGCTAAGGCGCAACCAGCGAGGCCGGTCATGTATATGGAGGGTGAGGCTGACCTGGATGAAGCAGGTTGGCGTTCGGATCCACAGCCGGTGTGTGAGGAGCATGGGTTGACGATTTTGCGGTGTGATGATTGTTGCATGTTGTTGCATTATCAGGCTGGTTGGATGGATGCTGATGCGCGGCATTCGTGGGCTGTGGCGAACGTGTATAAGGCTAAGGAGTTGTGGTCATGATGCCTCGTATGGATAGCAGAGCTATCGAGCAGGCGGAAACCTTGGCGCTTAATCTGCAACCTTCTTGGCCTAATAACTATGCCGAACAGTTGGGCATAGATTTGCACGATCTGTGGGAGGAGCGTTTCTCTGGCAGAAAGCACCTTGAGCTGATGGCGGAGCATGAGGAGCGTGTTGCTCGTTGGGATACGGTGCAGGCTATGGAGCGGTTTGAAGGCACTTTATATGAGATTGGCTATATTCATCGGGAGAAGGAAGCTTTGCGCCGGGCGCGTATCAGCGCAACTAAGCAAGCGAAAGAGTATGATTTCCCGGATGAGTTGCTTCAGATTGCGTTGCGTAGCCTAGATGCCGGTGGTGCAGTGTGAGCGTTGCGGTTATGAGTGGAGTGTTTCCTCGAGGCGGGGGAAGCTCATTCTCTGTGCGAGCTGTCGGGCGCGTAGGGTTCAGACGATCTCTGCCGATGAGGGTAAGTGTTTCCCGTGGGGCGGTAGGTTCGCTGCGGATGAAATTACACCGTTGGATGACGATGGGAAACCTATGTTCCCTGGTGTCAGAAGTTGTGGCAATAATGACTGTGTCAATGTGGCGCACGTTATCGGATATGAAAAGGGGTAGATCATGATTAAGAATGAGGCTCGGATTGAGTTGACTGGTTGGTTGAACAATGTTGCGGATTTCGATTGGGGCAGGGCTCTGAAGGTGTCTGTTGACGTCAGAAAACAGACGCACCAGGGCGAGTGGGAAACCGTGGACAAAACCACCTATGACGTGACCACAGACAATCGGGCACCGTTGGAGGGTGTGAAACAGGTTGTGGTGTCGGGTCGCATCACTGGCACTAACACGTTCCAGAAGCGTGACGGGACTCCTGGGTTCAGTATTAAGGTTCGCGCTGATTCTGTGGCTCCTGCGGAGAATCAGGTTGTGTCGGACAAAGTCAATCATGCTGCGGTGAACGCGGTGTGGCCGACTGTAACGCCTGGCGATATATCCGAGGAAGCACCCTTCTAATGTCTGAGCGTATGCGCAAGATTCTTGAGGCTGGTGAGGATAATCGGCAGGCTGACATTGAGCTTGGGCGGCAGTTGGAGCGTGACCGGATTCTTGTGTTGTTGCAGTCGTTGATTAGCTTGATTGGGAAGGGCAAGTGATGGAATACTTTGGTCGGATCCTTGCATTTTCGATGGGGCTCAACTTTTTTCTGCTGGCTTACCAGGTGGATAATGTGACGGGCGTGTTTGGATGGATTTTCGGTGCCCTTCTCTGCCTGGCCGTGTTGATGTCGTTTATATCTCCTAAGCGATATTCTGGGGGGCGTGGAACTAACCTTTGATGTTGTGGGCCGGCCTGCACCACAGGGGTCGAAAAAGAGCATCGGCAATAACAGGTTTGTAGAGTCCTCGAAGTTTCTTCCCGCTTGGCGTAAAGATGTGAGGTTGGCAGCGGAGCACTCTGTGTTGGTGAACGGTTGGGTCAGAGTGTCGGGGCCGGTTGAGTTAGAAGTCATGTTCTATCTTGACCGGCCTTCTTCCATATCTACGGTGAAACGGCCTTACCCTGTTGTCCCGCCGGATATTGACAAGTTGATTCGTGGCGTGCAGGACTCGTTGACGGGTGTGATCTATGAAGATGATGCACAGATAATCCGTTGCCTAGCGTGGAAGGTGTACGCGGATACGAGGGTTCCGGGGGCTTTTATCCGTGTCAACGAATTGTCACAATATGATAACGAGCCGTTTCAATCCTTCGATTTCCTGGACTTGCCTGAATAAACTTGCGGATAACCTACTGAAAGGATGCTCCAATGAGTGTTCAAGCAACATTGCAGAAGCAAGCAAGCAAGATTAGTGACGACCTGTTCGCGCCCTACTATGAGGCGGCCCGACTGTTGCAGGATGACAACCTGATTTGGGATAAGGACTTCGATGACATTCGGGGAGCTCTCGCACTGGCGTTGAAGGAGTGCGCGTTGACCAGGAACCTAAACCCGTGGTTCTTGGAGGTCGCATACAAACTGATTGCGACTACTAGGGCTAATGCTTGAGGATATGGTTCCTCCGGTGCGCGTTTTTCCGTGCATGATTCGCACCGTGTTGGGGAACCTGAGCACCGATGACCAAAAGATTTTGCGTACTGCTCTCGCGGATCGTGATGCTTGGAGTCATCGGGCGCTTGGGAAAGCGTTGTCTGACCGTGGTATCCCGTTGGGGGAGAAGATTATTCGTGACCGTAGGGATCGTCCTTGCGATGACTGTGTCTGTAGGGTGGACTAATGCTTGAGAATCTGGAACCGGCTGTGAAGGTGAAAGCTCCGAAAGACTTTCGACCAGGGCTACAGTTTGACGGCCATGAGGGTATTGCCACGACTGAGGGTTTACCTGCAGCACCTAACTTTGATGAGTTCCTGTTGGAGCGCGGCTACCCGCCTGACGAGTATGAGATTGTGGGTACACCACGAACTTCTCAGTGGCAGCGTTGGGATGGGGAGTGGCTGACGGCTTACAGGTTCCATTTCCGCAGGAAGGTGACAGACCTCGACCTGCCGACCTTGTACGCGCAGGCTAAGCGCACCATACCGAAGCCTCCAAAGAAATCCCGCAACACTCGCACGTATGTGATTTGTCCTGCTGACTTCCAAATAGGTAAAGGCGGCTCGAGGGGCGGACACGAGGAAAGTATCCAGCGCATCCATGCTTCTTACGCTCGCATTGAGGAGAAGCTGAAGGCAGGCAACTACGACCACATAGTCATCCTGGACATGGGGGACATTGTGGAAGGCGTGTCGAACAAGGCTGACATGGATCAGCTCATAACCAACACTCTGTCACCGATGCAACAAGTTGACCTAGCTTCGGCACTCATTTGGGATCTCATCAAGTTGGCGTGCAAGTACGCTTCGGTGACTTACGGGTCGGTTGCTTCCAATCATTGCCAGTTCCGTGTGAACAAGGCTGCGGTGGGTAGACCGGGCACTGACGACTGGGGGATTGTGATTCTGCAACAGATTCGCAGACTAGCCACCGAAGTAGGACTCCCGGTGGATCGTTGGCTTGTCCCGCAACCACATGACGAAGGGTTCGCCTTTGACGTGTTCGGTGACGGCTCACACATCCTCGGTGCGATTCACGGCCACCAGGTTGCACGCCCTGACGGGTTCCAAGCCTTCTGGACTAAAGCAGTATTCAACGACACCTATTTGGCAGCCAGCACACTGATGGTCAGCGGGCACTTCCATCACCATCGGGTAGAGCAATTCTCTGGCTCGGAGGGTCGTGAGCGTTGGTGGGTGCAAGCGAGCACGATGGATAACGGGTCGGACTGGTACACCAGGATGTCGGGTGGTGGAGGGGATTCGACCACAGCAGTAACCTGTTTCGAGTTGGAGGCGGGCGTGCCGTTCCGTGGGAAGATTGACCTATTGTGACCGATGAAAATCCCATTGACTTTGCGAAGATGATGGCATCAGAACGCGCACACAACAGACCACCAATAGAGATCATCACACCAGCATTCCGAGGGGTAGCACAAAACTTCTTCTCACTCCCGTTGTACCTGTTCCTGGATTTGAAGGCAGCACAACACGACAAGACGGGTGACGAGTTACTCATCTTGTTCGATGCAGCCGAGCAAGCGTTCACACAGTTGGACATGGAGAAGCTGGAAGACTTGTCGATTACACAGTTCATTGAGGTTATGCAGTCATGGGTGAACGCTTCAGGTCACAATGAGTTTCAATAGTCCGTGTTTGAAATGTGGTCAACTTGTACGGGGCGCTTCATACTGTGGGGGGTGCCGGCCCCGGAGGGTGGAGTCACCTGAACGCAAAGCCAAGAAGCGCGAACTATATAACAGCACATATAGGAAGCGTGCTAAGCAAATGAAATCCCAAGCAACTCACTGTCACATCTGTAACAAAGCATTCGAGTTCGGGGACAGGGTGGAGGCAGACCATCTGATACCAGGACAGGCAGACTCCCCACTAGCCCCCGCACACCGTAAATGCAACCAACAACGAGGCAACACACCACTGACCTAACACACACACCACCGGCCCCATACGCGGCACAACCAGGGGTGGGGTAATTCTTCAAACGCAAACACACGGACACCCCTCAGCCCAGCCTTCTTGCTACACCCGCGAAATTAAGTGTTTTGGTAGGGTATAGGTATGACTCTGACGATTGAAAGCCTACCGATTGACAAGCTCACGTTCGACCCCACTAATGCGCGGAAACATTCTGACGTAAACCTGTCAGCGATTGCGGAGTCTTTGAAGCAGTTTGGGCAGCGTAAGCCCATTGTTATTACTGCAGACAATGTGATTGTGGCGGGCAATGGAACGGTGGAGGCGGCTCGCTTTCTTGGGTTGACCGATGTTGATGTTGTTCGGGTTCCGAAGGATTGGAGCGCGGATCAGGTGAAGGCTTTTGCGCTTGCGGATAATCGGACTGCGGAGTTGGCGGAGTGGAACCCGGAAGTGTTGTCGGCGCAGTTGCTTGAACTGAGTGATGCAGGGTTTGACATTGAGGCGCTCGGTTTCGAGTCGGTCACTGTTGAGGGCGAAGATGCGGATACGCCGAAGGATGATTACTCGGTGCCCGAAGAACCCGTCACCGTTTTAGGTGACTTGTGGCAAGTCGGTGAGCACTTGATTCTTTGTGGTGATTCGTTCGACTCGGCAACTGTTGGGCGGCTGACTTCGCTAAAGCAACCTGGGGCACTTCTGACAGACCCGCCATATGGCATTGACTTAGAAACAGATTGGACTGCCGGTGGCGGCAAGAAATACAAGGCCGTCATAAACGACAATAAAGCCTTTGACGCTCAGGCTTTGCGCCTCATGTTTGATGACTGTAAAGAACAGTTTTGGTGGGGAGCAAACTACTATCAGCGCTCACTTCTAAATCATGACCTAGAGGGCTCGTGGCTTGTCTGGGACAAGAGGAATGAGAACACTGATTCCGTTGTTGGTGCCGGGTTTGAAATGTGCTGGTCGAAGCAAAAGCATAAACAGGATGTGTTGCGCTATCTCTGGACAAACTTTACTTCGCACAAGAATGACGGTCACAAGAGGATGCACCCGACAGAGAAGCCGGTAGAAATGTTGTGCGAGATTATCGAAAGGTGGATTGAACCCGGCTGTGTCATTCTCGACCTGTTTGCTGGTTCGGGATCTACGTTGCTGGCAGCTCATCGAAGCGGTTGTGTTGGCATAGGTGTTGAGTTAGACCCGGCTTATGTGGATGCGATAGTTCAGCGACTTGAGATTGCCACAGGAGAGAAGGCGGTGTTGCAAAATGCCAGCAGGTAGACCGGCCAAACCGATTGAGCAGAAACGCCTTCTGGGTAATCCTGGGAAGCGTGCTATGCCGAATGAAAACAGTGTTGTGTTGTTGCCTATGGTGGAGCACGCGCCTGAGCCTACGCGGCCACTGTTGAAGTACGGGCAGGAGTTGTGGGATCGCATTTGGGGTATGGGTGCAACCTGGGTTTCCGATAGGACTGACATTGAGTTGTTGATGATGACGTGCGAGATGATTGACGAGCGGTGGAATTTGCGAGTGAAGGTTATGCAAACGGATGATGCGACTATGCGCCGGGGTTTGCGGGAGCTTGACCGGCAGATTGTTTCTAATCTTTCGCTGCTTGGGTTCACGCCTTCGGATCGTGCCCGTCTTGGTGTGGCTGAGGTGAAGGCTAAGTCGAAGCTTGAGGAGTTGATGGAGCGCCGCGCTAACCGTGAGGAACAGCGTGGATAGTTGGCCCCCAGCATGGCTGACACCCGTTCCAGAGGATGCGATTCAGCGGGGTCGCGAGATGGAACCTGTTGTTGATTTCACAGAAGCTTACGGCAGGATAACTAAGGATTCTGTTGCGGGTAAGGCTGGGAGCCCGTTGGTTCTGCGTGACTGGCAGAAAACACTTCTCGAACATTTGTTCGCATGGGATGAGGATGGGCTTAGGTCGCGTGTTTCCCTTGTGGGAATGCCACGCAAGTCAGGAAAATCGGCGCTGGGTTCGATGCTCGGTTTGTATTCGCTCATTCTTGGGCCGCGTGGTGCCGAGGTGTATTCGGTGGCTGCGGAGAAGGAGCAGGCTCGCATTGTGTTCGCTGATGCTAAGCGCACTGTTGAGGCTTCGCCGGAGCTGTCAGCGTTGACGAAACTTTATCGGGATGCGATTGAGTTGCCTTCGTTTAACTCTGTCTACCGGGTGCTCAGTGCTGAGTCTGTGACTAAAGAAGGCTTGTCCCCGACCACTGTCATCTTTGATGAGTTGCACGCGCAACCTGACCGGGAACTATTCGATGTGTTCTCGCTCGCTATGGGTGCTCGAGGGAAACTAGCGACCCTCATTGCAATCACTACGGCTGGGGTGCGTTCAGATCGCACCGGTAAAGATTCCATCGCTTTCAACTTGTATAACTATGGCAAGCGTTTGGCTTCGGGTGAGGAGAAGGATGACACGTTCTTTATGGCGTGGTGGGAGGCACCCGAGGGCGCTGACCATCGTGACCCTGAAACGTGGCGCTTAGCTAACCCTGGGT